AACAAAATGCTAGCCATTCTAGAACGTCTATCCGAAATGTTCCCAGGATCTAGCTATCAAAGCAGTTTAGACGCTTATCTAAGTACAAAAGGCATTACCGATGCCGCACAATTGGAAAACTACATCCAACAATTCAACTCCCAAAAGGAAAGATATCTATGAAAACTATTATCAACTCAATCTGGTCATTTTTAGAAGCATTTGGGCAAGCCCGGGCTGCCGCTAGTCTTGCTCGTCAAGGCCGTGTAGCAGAAGCCAAAGCAGTTTACGGCGCTTAATAAATATTGGCATGAACTTAGTGTACATTCACGGGGCAAATGCCACTAGCGAAAGCTTCAACTATATCAAGAGCAAACTGGGAGACGGGCTAGACCTTAACTATGACAGTCGTAATGGGTTTCAAAACAACCTAAAAGACATGCGGTTGACATTACAGGACCATAAGGACCTAGTGTTTGTTGCACATAGTTTGGGAGGTATCTATAGTTTGCATTTGGCCAATGACATGCCCATGACTGTTAAGGGTGCTGTTACATTGAGTACTCCATATGGTGGTGCAGAAGTAGCGGACTATGCTCAATACTTCTTGCCATTCAGCAGACTAATGCGTGACATTGGTCCTAGTTCGTGGGTAATGAAGCAGGCTAAACGTATTAAGATACAGCACCCTTGGACTAATATTGTCACAGTCAAGGGACAAAGTCCATTCATGCATGAGCCCAACGATGGTGTAGTAACCATTGCTAGTCAAAAACATCATGAGGATATGGAGTTAGTGGAAGTAGCATGTAACCACTACGAAGTTGTACTCAGTGACCAAGTGGTTGAACTTATTAAGGAACGAGTGAACAAGTTTAAGAAATAGTTCATTCAGCTTTACAAACAGTTTGTAACACTGTATAATAAATACATGGACAGCAAAGTTGCTGTCAATACAGACATTAAACACACAGGAGATTATTATGTCATTCGAACTACCAAAAACACCAGAAGTTAAATTCAGCAAGAACGGTTACGAGATCCGTACAGACGTATTGGCCATGGCCAAAGACGCTGTTATGGAAGAATACCACTCAAAGTTCCGCGGCTGGGAAATGTCAGTGGCCAAAGATGAAAAAACTGGTCAAGTTGTTACCAGAGTAGATATGCCAGAGTTTCCGGTCTAGAAAAGATCATGGAAGCAGCTGAAAAGTTCTATGGGTTTGTTAATACAGGCACAAAGAAGTAAGCATAGCTTTAAGTAGGTTGATACTATAAAAACAAAAGGACTCTTTGGAGTCCTTTCTTATTTGCTTTTACCAGCCTTCATGTTAGCCATCCAATGTGCTAGTTGTCCTTTGCGGCCACCTTGTTTGGCAGTCTTACGTAAACTACTTACTGATGCTTTGGTATTCACACCGTGACGCTTGGCATCACCTTTGTCTTGTGGATTCTTGCCATCAGCAAAGTTTTCATTTTCTATACTCTCACCACCACCATCTCCTCCGCCAGAGTCGCCACTATAGCCTGCATCATGACCGTACCAACCGTAAGGGCCTGGACCATAGGCAGCATTTTTAAGTTTACGTTTCTTTTTACGTTCTTCTAATTCAACCTCTTCAGTTTTATTCCTACCTTGACAGTGAGCACGTTGACTAAAGCCTTTGGGGTTAGCACAGTTGATACTGCTCTTATATTTTTTACTCCAACCTTCGGCCAACAACGCTGCTTTTTGAAATAGTTCTGGATTCATTTTGCCCCACAAGCGCATGACTACTGCGGCTTTGGCATTGGCTTCATTCTCATGTTCGCTGCCATCTTTGCCGCTGCCATCGTGCAGTCTACCATCAACATCTTGTTTGTGGTGAACCATCTCATGCGCCAGTGTGCGTAGCACATCCATGATGTGTCTGTTGCCAATGGTAATCTCAATGCCGCCACCTGGCATGTAACCACCAAAGCTTCTACGTTCACTGGCCAGTTTGGGATCACGTATCAGTTTAATTTTGGGAGGACGTTCCAAACCAATACGGTCACAGGCAAAGTCCACAAAGGCTTTGATGATGGACAAACTGCCGTCATCTCTAATTGGCTCTTCAGTTAACTCGTTGAATCTCATTCTTTTGGTACACAGTTGGGAACTTGTTTGCCGTTCTTTGTTTTCATGCCCACTTGCTTGTATTTCTTCCAGCATGGACCTTTGGCTTCAGGCAAGTTCCATTCCTTACGCTGTTCTTCTCTGCGTTTTTTGCTGTGTGAAGTAACTGTGAATTTTTGATTTGGAAACTTGTCTTTCATTTCTTGATAAGCATTACGTGCTTCTTGATAGCTGTCAAACTCTTTGATTCTAGTCCACCCCTTGGGTGTCATTTCTTTTTCAATATCATCTTTGGTTTGGTGTCGTAACACATGATACTCGTCTGGATTCTCGTAACCTTCTACAGTACTATCGTTGACTTTAATAGACGGCGGCATAAGGGCAAATTCTGTTTCCAAGTCATAGTCTTTTTTTGCAAGCTCGTATGCTTGTTGATATGTTGGAATTTTTTCAAGTGGTGGATCGATCTCACCATCACGCGGAGTCCCGGTCAGTGTGATATTTTCTCTGTTATATGTAATTGTAAAAGTACCGTCTGGTGCTTGTGTGATTGAAGCAAAGTTTTCGTTTGGTGATTTGAATTGTTCTTCACCTTGCTCACCAATGTTGCGATCAATACCTCTGCTACCTACTCCGCCTTGCTTGCGCTTGGCTGCAAGTTGTTCAATACCATGACGTACTTGTTCCAAGTTCTGTGCCAGACCCATGAACATGCCACCTTTATGTAGCTGTGTAATCTTTTCCCAAACAACCAACTCATCACTTTCAGCTAACTCAGCCAATTCTTTTAACTGTGCGCGAGCACTCATGATGCGTCCTTTAAGACTCATTGGGTTGGCTCGTTCGTGACCGTAGACAGTGGGATCGTTTGGATCACCACTTGGTTCAATTGGCATTTCCAGTAGTTGATTAATTTTCATATATGTACTTATTAGAATCCGTTGGTAGTAGTTCTGTAAAAGATCTTGCCGGTAAAGTCCGATGTCTTGGCCTGTCCAGGATGCGAATAACTAACAATCAATATACCAGGGCCGCCATTGTTACCAAAGGCCACACGTAACGGAATATAATTACCAGCAGTTAGATTTACAGTGCCAGCGACTTCTTGTTGGCCATGCTCGCCGCCATTGTTAATATCGTAGTTTATGAGGGTACCTTCTGTGTCTTTCCAATTGGTAATAGCATCATCACCAAACCACATGTATGCTCCATCATCACAGTCTAGATAGAATGTATAGGTGCCTGTGTATGTCACTTTCATGTAGCCTTTCAACATTATGGAGGTGAATTCTGGTAGATCTGGTATGCTGATGTCACTGGTTGGGCCATTGTAGGCCGCACCACCAGTTTTCAATGCCGCGGTGTCAAAAAAGGTTCCACTTTCAAAATAGTAGTTTTGATAATTGGTGCGCCATATACCCGGACTTACTTCAAGAACTTCACCGTCGTAAAATGCTTCAGTGTTTGGATCGTACCAAGGACGACCTTGTAATAGTCCACTAGTGTTGGCATTATCATCAGCATTGGTGGCATAGGTATCTGGCAATAGTGTTAAACTGTAAGTATTGTTAGCACGGTAGTAAGGTTTAGTAGTATCTATAGCGCCACTGATAGTTCCATCAAGTGCTACAATTTTACCTTGACGTTTAGCCTGTGCTATATCAAGTTTGGCTGTTTGTCTTGCTAGTTTAGTTTCTAATGTTGATATTCCGTTGGCGGCCATTGTTTTTATCCTGTATCCTATATTTAGTTAAATACTCCACTATGACAATTAACACTGAACCATTCAAAAAACTAGTAGATAACTTGAAAGACTCGGGCAAATACCGTGTGTTCAACGATATCCTACGTGAAAACGGCAAGTTTCCCAATGCTATTTGGTACGGGCCTTACAACATCAAGACTATCACCAACTGGTGTAGCAACGACTACTTGGGCATGGGTCAGCACAAAGTTGTCCTAGATGCCATGCACACAGCATTGGACATGACTGGGGCTGGATCTGGCGGTACTAGAAACATTGCGGGTACTAGCCACTATCATGTAGCCTTAGAACACGAGCTTGCTAGTCTACATAAGAAAGAACGAGCATTACTGTTCTCTAGTGCCTATGTGGCCAACGAGTGGACACTAATTGCCCTAGCCAAGATCATTCCCAACATACACTACATCAGCGACAGCAAGAATCACAACAGTATCATTGTGGGAATTAGTCATAGTAAGGCTGCTAAAAGCATATTCAAACACAACGACATGACCATGCTGGAAGAAATGTTGCAAGCAAGTGTGGCAGCTGGACACACTCCGTGCATTGTGTTTGAAAGTGTTTACAGCATGGATGGCGATGTGAGTTTGATTAAGGACATTTGCGACCTAGCAGACAAATATGCAGCCATCACATACATTGATGAAGTACACGCTGTGGGCCTGTATGGAGAGAAAGGTGCTGGTAAGTTAGAGGAGTTAGGTCTACAAGACCGCGTTGACATAGTTAACGGAACCTTGGGAAAAGCGTTCGGAGTTCAAGGCGGGTACATTGCTGCCAATAGCATTGTAATAGATGCAGTCCGCAGCATCGCAGCTGGCTTTATTTTTACAACGTCAATGAGTCCAGTTACTTGTGCTGGTGCATTGGCAGCTGTTAAGTATTTGAAAGCACATCCAGAACTACGTGAACAACATCAAGACCGTGCAAGTAAACTAAAGCAGTGTCTACAAAAAGCGGGACTGCCAGTAATGGCCAGTACCACACACATTGTGCCTGTACTGGTAGGAGATGCCAAACGTGCTAAGGCCATGAGTGATGCATTGATGAGTGACTACAACATCTATGTACAGGCTATTAACTTTCCCACTGTGGATGTAGGAACGGAGCGGTTGCGTTTTGCGCCCACTCCGTTACATGATGATGGTATGATTGAAGACTTAGTTCAAGCGTTGCAAAAAGTCTTTAGCACATACTAGCAATTTGTGTAATGCCAAATACCAATGCTGCTCTCAATTGTAGGTCAGCACCTTCTGCTTCTAATTTCTCTGTATCGATCAAGTCAGCTAATATTTCCTTAGCTTCACTTGGACTCATTTGTCCAGACTGCAATGCTTCCTGAACTTGCAAGGCCATCTGAGCACGATCAGTTGCCCATGGTTGACCTGCATTAATTACTTCGTGTAGTATGTTACCTTGTCCCATTAGAATCTCCCTTGTACTGCGCCAGCAATTATTTCACTTTGCTGAATAATTATTTTCTTTTTAAGTTCACAATACAAAGGACTCACAGGTCCTTTACTGGCACGATCTTTAAACTCGTTCACAGTATCCGCCATTGTCTTTGTTAATTTTGCCACGTCACGTGTGGGCTTGGTCTTGGCATAGATATCAAACCATTCAACGTCTCTATCTAATGCTGTTAGTTGTGCTAGTTGATCACCCTTGCAATCAAAACGCTTGGCGCCTTGTTGTATGTCAGTGACTACCTTTGCTTGATTCACATCCCAACGACTGGGGAACTTTTCAAGTAGTCCTGCACAGCCCGTTAGTGTTACAACCAGAAGTACTGCGACTACTTGTTTCATTTTTATTCCTTGGCGCTTGCTCTCAACATCCAACCGTGTTTGCTGTGTGCATCAATACGCTCTGCGATAAAGTTGCTGAATCCAAATTCGTTGTTGGCTTCGCTTTGTTGATAGACTAACTTAAGGATCTTAATAGTTTTCTCATTGTCTTCCAACAATGTTTGAACCATTACAGACTTGGGTAGTATAGCAGTCTCATCTTCAATTTGTGTTAGCATACTGAAACGAGTATAACTGGCTGGAACATAAGTTCCTAACGCACGAATTTGTTCTGCAAATGCATCTATGCTTGCATAAACTTCTTCGTATATTCCACCAAATAGGTCGTGATATTGTTTGAAGTCTGGGCCTTCCACGTTCCAGTGAAAGTTATGTGATTTCAAATAAAAGCTGAACTCTGTAGCAAATGCTACTTTTGCCGCTTGTTGTAATTCGTCCATGATATATCCTAAGTCAAATATTTATCACTCAGCACGACCACACTTGGCTCTCTTTGCATTAGTCAATGCTCCAAAGTTTACTGGCCACTCTGATCCAGGTGCTATTTCTTGTGCGTTTTTAGGATATGCGTACTTAACTCCAGCTGCTGCCTCAATTTGGGCTATGGGTAAACGAAACTTGGTTAAATCATTACCCAAGTTTCCGTATGGTTTATTGTGCGGAAACGCCCAACCAGCTACTTGACCAGTAGCATTGTTGATTACAATCTTATAGTAACCATGCGGAACAATAACACCGTTGCCAATTGTTGGGTTTGTGGGACCATATACTGCACCCACATAGATAGTGAATGGCTGATTAAGTTGAACTGCCCAACCTCGAACGCTAGTTTCTAATAGTTTCCAAATTCCTCTGTTCAATGAACCGTGCTGTGGATACATGTTGGTCATAAGGAATGACTCATACTCAACTTGCTGTGTCCAAGACAAATCACCATCTGGTGCTGCATGTCCTTTGTCGTATCCTGTTCCAGCATAGTCATCTGGTCGGGCGCCAGTGCCGCCTAAGCTGGCATCAGGAACAAAAGCGTTTGTGCGTGGAAAGCATCCTAGTGCGTTTTGTGGTAATAATGTGTAAGCTACATAAACTGGTATCTTGGCTGGAGCATCATATGCTACTAGATAAGCTTCACGGCAAATTGGAACGGCTGTGCGTTGTGTTGTAGCAAAGCCGTATGGGCTATGTACTTGACAGTCTTGCGGCGGTAACGGAGCACGTTGCTCCCAGGCTTGCACTAGACCTGTAAAGGCTAATAGTACAAGTAATAATAACTTCTTCATTCAATAGTACCTTTTAATTTAAGTACTACTATTTACCTAGAAGCTATTGTTGAACCAACCTATCTTACGACCTTCTTCAATACGTCGATCGTGTTCTTCTACACTGCTTGGAAAACGCCAAGCCCATACTGCTACACAAGCCATAAAGACTGCTGTGCTGATTACCCCAATAAGTTTAACACCTGAGAAGAACATAATGCACAAACTTAGTGTCATCATGCCCAACATAAAGAACTTCATCTTGTGTGGGAATACACGTTTAGTATTCCAGTTAGTTAGGAACGGGCCAAACAGTTTGTGATTATAAATCCACTTGTGCATACGCACACTGCCCTTACTAAAGCAATAGGCAGCAAATACTACAAAGATACTATAGGGCAACCCAGGAGTGATAACTCCCAAGTATGCCATACCCAAGCTGAGAAATCCCAATGAAGTCCATAGAAACTTTCTCATACTTGTAGGTAATCCAACCAGCTGTCGTGTCTAACATGAAACGGCATCTGCTTGCGTTTGTTTATCAATTCGTAGTAGTCAGGCTTATATGGTTTGATCCTTGGAACAATCTTCTTGTTTGCACCTTTGTTAGCATTACATGGGCCGCATGCGGTTGTAGTGTTTTCAAAGGTTGTCTTACCACCCAAGCTGGTTGGTAGCACGTGGTCTAGTGTGCAGTCCTTCTTGGTCAAATGGATATTACAGTATTGACATGTGTAACGGTCACGCAGAAACACATTACTCTTTGAGTAACGAATGCCTGTTTTTGGTTTCATGTATTCACGCAACATGATAATAGCTGGTACTTGTGTTTCCCAACGGGCTGATCTCACGACCCAATCATCATGCCATGTGATTACTGCGGCCTTGTCCAAGACCATATATCGAATAGCTTCCTGCCAATCTACTGTGCTCAATGGCAAGTAGTTTACCGGCATACCATCAGCATTAAGTACTAAGGTATCCATTTTTTAACCTCTTTTGATTGTGTTACAGACCCAACCTATGAAGTATAAATTATACTTTCAATTTATATTTAAGTCAATATTGATTGAACGAATTCGTTTCCGGAACGCTCTACGGAAGAATTCCATTGATCTTTGAGATCGTTGTCAAATACAATTTCATGATCGGCTGAAGCAGTTAGCCAACTGAAACTGTGATCTCGTTGTGATGTGCCTTTGAGTTCTTCTACCAGTTGTCTTGGTGCCCAGCCGCACAAACCCAAAAATAATCTAAACTGTTTGGGTGCATCTCCGTCACCCAATCGAACCAACAAATCTTCTGCACTGCTGATTGAAAAGTCTTCGTTGATTTGCATGGTGTTGGTGCAAGCCCATTCACTGCTGTGTAGCATACTAAGAGCTTTGATGTTGACTGGGCCACCCAAATAAATGTAGCCAGGTATATTGAGTCGAGCAATACCCACTTGTTCACTGAACTCAGACACAGTCATTTCACTGCGCTTGTTCAATATAAGTCCCATGCTACCATTAGCATGGTGTTCAGTTACGAAGATTACACTCTTGTACCAAAAGTTGCTTTTTAGTTTTGGGGGTGCAATTAGTAGTGTCCCAGATAGATCCATTATGCCACATTCATTGATTGTTTAAAAGCGGCATAACGCATTTTACGATCATCTAATCCGTTATAACCGCCGTTTATTACTTTAGTTATAGATGTAACATCATCCCAGTTACTAACTTTGGATTGCACATACGTTTTCCAAAACAGTATAGCTGTCTTGGCTGCTACATCTGGTTTTTCAACTAAGTCTGGGTTTTTTTCTAAAGGTAATCCTAATTTAGCTCCTGCATCTCTATAATTAGCACGACCAGTTAGGCCAATGTATCCACGGCCTCTATATCGATACCCGTCACCTTTTTGTAAATTACCTAAATCTCTACGACCTTCGTAGCCTTGTTGTGCAGTACTTGGTCCCCATATTTCACTTAGGTACCTAAAGCCTCCACTCTCGTGACTGCATTGTGCAAGGAACGCTGCTAGCTCTTTGCCTTTAATGCCTTGTCCCATTGCTTCCTTAGCCAGCAAGTCTCTCGATTCTTTATCACCCAATGCACTTACTGCAATCTTACCTTTAAACTCTTCTGGTTTGGCTTTTTCTAATTTGCTTGCTTTTGGATTCTCTGCTACTACTTTATTCAATGCTTGTACTGTTTCAGGTGTTGCAGTTCCTGTCGCAGGCAATTTATTATCCGCTTGAAACTTTGAAATGCCAGCAGCAGTATACTTGCCTATGATACCATCGTCCTTTGTTGGGCCAACATCATAGCCCAATGCCATCAATGCACGTTGTAAGTTAACTACTTCAACACCCCTACTGCCCATCTTAGGACCAGTTGGTACTAGAATGTAGCCAGCACCAGCATTGTCTGACGTAGCTGTTTTGTCTGCGTCTGGTGTAGCTGCTTGTCCAGGCTTTGCGCCAGCTTTTACTTTTGCAGCAGCAGTACCATACCAGCCCATAGGAGCATGAATACCATCGCCGCTAGAAACACTTAGTTTGCCCATGTCAATAACTTCAACTCCGCTTGGTATACTTGCCTGTACTAGTTGTCTTAATTGGTTTTTGTCTTGAGCAAATTTAGGATTGTCTGTTTCAGCAAATAGTACATAGAACACTTTGCATTTCTTTTGTAGCAATTCACTAAGCATACTGTCAATTTTGCTTACCACTTGTTGTTTGTTAGGGTTTAACATGTCGTTAGCGCCAGCACTTAGTACCACTGTACTTCCAGGACTAACTTTTGCAATAGCATCATCATTGGCACCGTTCATTGCACTTCGGCCGTTAGTTGCTAGGCTAATAAATTTACCTGTACCGGCAATAGCTACTGCATGGCTGTCGCCAATAGCATATATTTTTGTAGCTGTTTCTGGTTGTGTTTCTTTAAATTCAAAAAATCTCATTTTTATCCTTATGCTAGCGGGTTAACTTGTTGCCCACTACTTGCGTATTTTTCCCAGTGCAAATGATTGCCTGTACTAAATCCAGTGCTACCAACACGGCCAATTACATCACCCTTCTTAACCACATCTCCTAACGTTGCTTCTATTTTAGACATGTGCATAAATCTGTGTCGTTGTCCATCTGATGTGACCATCTCAACGTAGTTGCCTGCTGAAGGATTGTTTGGTTGAACTAATGTAATCTTACCGTTGTCTGGAGCAACAATCGGTGTACCTTCTGGTGCTGCAATATCAACTCCTGGATGCGGGATTTTGTCACCTTTAGGTCCAGTTACCACACGACCATACTCGCCAGTTAGTCTACCTTTAGTTGGTACTTGGTCATTACCAGTAGCTGGTTCAGGAGATTCACCTGAGTCAGCATCAAACTTTTGTAGTGCGGTTGTGTCTGGCTTCTTAACATCTTTAGGATCAATTCCTTTCTCAGCAGCATCCTTTGCCGCTTGTGTGTAAGGTCCCATGATGCCATCAATGCCATCTTCCTCAGGACCATATGTGCCCAAGTCGTAACCTTTGGCTTTTAATTCTTTTTGTAGTTTGACTATTTCTGGATCGCTTTGCGCTTCAACCACACGGAACTCTCTGAATCTCATTATTGATTCCCCTTCCATACTGGTAGTGGGCCACCATAGTTGCCGCCTTTGACTTTTTTGCCTTTGACCTTTTGACGTTTGCGATTGATAGTAAACTTCTTCTCAGTTGCTCTCGCTCTGAATCCTTGACTGATACAACTGCTTAACTGACTAGCGCCTAATTCGCCTGCGGGTTTGGTGCTCTTGCACAACTTGCGACTGGCTTTGCCTGACTCGGCCAAACTGCCGCCACACACTTCACAAAATTGTTCTGTGCCTTCAGCTACATCTTGCCTGGCCCTTGAGGTAAATTCGTTTGCTCTCATTTCATAATCCATGTATCTGGTATTTGGTCGTACTCTTTGACCCACATGTCATGTAGTTTTTGTCCACTTATACCATGCGACTTGGCAATGCGTGTCATTAGCTTGTCAATGATATCATACACATCATCTTCGCTGGCATTCTGTAAAGTTGTCTTCTTGGCTAGCAATGCTGCTTTAAGTTCTGGAACTGCTTGATTGTCTTTGGCATGATCCATATTCTCTATGATCATGTCCACCATCTCTTCTACACTCTCACAATTCCACCTACGTAATGCTAATGCTTTAGGAGTAGGTTTCCCAGTAGGAGTTTTCATAGGCCCTTTGTTGCCTGACATGCGGGCACAAAAACTCTTACGACGTTTAGCTGCTTTACTTCCTGGTTTTAGTTTACTGGGCTTAGTAGTTACTGCTGTTTGTAATTTGCTACCTGGATGTTCACGACGATAAGCATTAACGGCTTTTTGACTAAGTCCGTTTGTTTTATCTTTATGATTGACTTTATTCCAGTCTTCGTCTATTGCTTTCTTAAAACCTTTGTTTGGGATCCATCCTGCAATGGGTTTACACTTACAAGTGCCTGGCTTACAACTACAGTTGGTCATGCCACATTGCTTACAGCGTTGTTGAGATTCTTCAATGCTTTCATTAGGCACACAGTTTCTTACCTGTTTACCTGTTACACTAGATTTCTTTGTGCCTTCAGCATGTTTTCCAGGCCAACATTTAGTATAGCCATTACTGTCTTTTTGACCTTTTTTGATCTCGTTAAGATTGCCGTGTGTTTGACACATGCCGCAGTCTTCGCAGACCATTTCCATTGAAATGTATTCGGTGTGTTTCTTCTTGCCGGCACAATGGGCTTTTTGGCTGAACCCTTTAGGGTGGCTACAGTTTATACTCTTTTTGTATTTTTGAGTCCACTGTTCGGTGATAAATTCGTTTGCTCGCATCTTGTATTTAACTTTTTTCGTAGTCTAACCATTCATAAACATTAAGCCACTTACGTGTACCCACAGTTTCCTTTAAATGATGCAAATCTGCACAGGTTTTGTTACGCATACGGGTCTGTTCTGCAAACGGCACAGGTTCTACTTCTACTGGTACGCCTTCTTGTTCTGCGATATACTCGGCAATGTCCAGAAACGAGTGCGGTAAGCCGGATCCCACGTTCCAAATCCCGCTGCCTTTTACGGTATTAATAAAGTCTAATTGAAGTTGGCAAATGTCGCCAACCCATGTCCAGTCACGTTTGACTAGCTCTGCATTGTCCCATACAGTGACTTTACCTTCCTTTTTGGCTTGTTGGCGCCATTTGTAGATAGCATTAGCACGTTTTCCGCGTAGGTGCATCCATTTACCGTAGACATTAAAGTAACGGAAACCTTGCACAAATGCTTTATGATCTGGCTGTTGGAATACCCATCGGTCAAATAGATACTTGCTCCATGCGTATGGTGTTTGAGGTTTGCATGCGGCAGTTTCCTCAAAGTCTTTGGTGTTACCGTACACACTACTTGAGCTGGCATACTGTAGGTTAACTGCATGTTTTTGGCATTCTTCAAAAAGCCAGCAACTAAAATCAAAATTCTTCTGCATAACCAAATCAACATCAGTTTCAGTCATGTCGGCAATTGCGCCCAAATGTATGACCCAGTCGTACTGTTTAACATCTGGACGTTCTTTTGAATCCCATTCGTACCCGTCAACTAGCCAATCTTCTTGTTTACTCAAAAACGAAGTCATATTCCTACCAATAAACCCTTGGTGGCCTGTTACTAGTATTTTCATCATAACTCCTTTTGATATTTATTGATGGGGGTTGACAAGTAGAAAATTATAGCATATAATAGCAACATGAACAAATATAATGACTTCCCAGAACAGCCTCGGATTATGTCTAATGCCGAAGGCGAGCAACATTACAAAAATATGCTTGCTCAAATTGCAGAGTTCAAACCTACAGAGATTGTAGCGGTCGCCCGCAGTGGCTTTAGTTACGCTATGTGGGTTGCTCAAGAACTCAAACTGCCGTTAGGTGCTTACTGGCCCAACTTGTCCGATATGTTTAACACACAGGATCCAGAACGGATTGTGTTTGTTGACGACAACATCTTACAAGGCACAACATACAAAGCCACCAAAGAGTATATGACCAAATACTATCCCAATGTGGAATGGCGATGGGCTGTACTGTTTAGTGATTGGCATACGCCAGAACAAGTTCGTAACGAAATTATACAAGGCACACGCTTGCCTTACTTTGCTGAAGAGCCCATGTGGGGCAGTAGAAAAATCAGTGCAGATTATGGAGTGAGGTATCGAGATGAGTAAAATTGCTTTTGATTTAGATGGCGTGTTTGTTCCAGACTGCCTTAATATTCCCAATGTGGGAGGGCTTACTGCATTCTATGCACTTACATATTACATGAAGCCCGTGTTCAGACCTGGTGGAGAGTGGAGTATTATCACTGCTCGAAATGCTGAATACCGAGCGCAAACAATGGCTTGGGTTAATGAACATTTTGAAAACAAGCCCGTTCGAGTTTGGCATGAATTGATTGATCAAACTCCTGGGGAGTACAAGGCAGAAGTAATTAACCAAAATGGCATTGAGTTTTATATTGAGAGTGATATGGACATTGTGCAATACTTAATGGACAATACTCAAGCTCAAATACTTCACTTTGATATGATTTGTCGAAGAAACTTTGCAGTTTGACTTGACATAATACATATTTGAAGCTATAATTGTGTTATCGTAATTACACAGAGAGATTAAAATGCGGACTTGCTTGTTACTTGTAGCGGTTTTGGTTACTGGTTGCAGTTCATACCGTCCATTGTGTCCAGGTACACGCCATTATGATCCGCAGGTCTGCCGCGGTGAATCTTTCCAACGTCTAAACAATTTCAAAAACGAAGCATTACAACGTGAAGCCAAATGTGATGCCAACATACAGCCTGAAATCAATTGTGTTTGGGGTCGTCCATGAAAATAAAAATCCGTAACACCATGTGGGATAGGCGCAGTTCCTACTTCTTTGAGATTGCTCAGTTCAATGAGTACGAAGGCGACGAGGTCAAAGTCAAGTGGTGCAAGCCTGAAGAGATTGCTGTCAGCACAGACAATCCTGAATTCCCTTTCCGTATTTTACAACGTGCCAACATTGTAGAGATTGATGGCTTGCCCTATGCATATGACGTTAAACCCAAAGTGGATAAAGTTCGACTGGTACAAGGTAGTAATGGCAAAGTGTATGAAGTGACTTCGCATAGTTGCACATGCCCAGGATTTACCTTTAGAGGTGCTTGTAAGCATATAGGAGTTGAGAAATGAACATAACAGTTTTTAGTCGGGATCGATTATATAGAACATTCAAGCAATGGGAAGTCCCTAACGACTTTGCTGACCCTGTGGCTAACTATTTGGTCTATGGCTACGAGCCAGGATCATGCTTTACTGCTGTGTTAGCCAATGACTTTGGTGCGGCTATGTTGAGCAGTCACCCCAATAACTCAGTTGAAGCATTTAAAGCACTAGTGGGTTGGATGCGTAGTCACGTACCGCCGCAGGCATATGGAAGTTATGAACATGTAAGGGCTTGGCTAGACCTTAACCCAGATGCACGTAGGTCTATATTGGAACGCAACAGGCTAATATACACAGCCCAAGAAGAAACATGGCTAGCCCTCAAGGGCGAAGAGGAACTAGTATGAGTGAGTCAACTGGCATAACAGGTTTTATTGAAATCTTCGAAGGCCGTCTTCAAAAAATGAAGCTACATCTTAAAGAAGAACTAGATAAAGCCAAAAGCGATAGAGACCGTAAAGCTATACGCAGGATCACTGCTGATGCCCGTAAACTCAACAAAACACTTAAAGAAATGCGTAATGCTAGTGCTAAGAAATGTCCACATTGCGGAGAGAAGTTATGAACAAATACCTATACACTATCAAATGGACACAGCCTTATGCAACAGATTGGCAGCGGCCATATCTGCGTGGGCTCCAACAACAATTGGAACAGACTATTGAGAACTTGCTTGAACACAGTAAATTTGAAGAAGCTAATGAAATTATTAATAACATCAAACGCACAAGTATTTAAAGTATGAAAATGGAAAGAGTTGAAGTGGGCATGTTCAAATTGCCAGGCGTAGTTCTTGACAAAGAAGAAATGACCGAAGAGAAGATTGCGGAGATGGATGAATGGCGACTGACTGAACAAGGAGTTGGCACACGCATGACTGATCTGTTGTGGAGTTTTCGAAACGAAAGTCAAAGGGACTGGTTTATTCTAAAGTGGTCATGATAACAGTTATAGTCAAAGATCGAAATCCCAATGATGTATTGGAAATAGTTCGCGAGCTGAGATCTCAGGGACTTGTACAAGGCACTGACTTTGACTTTGCTTACAACAAAGCACAATATGATAACTTTGGTTACGAACCAGCAGTGGAGAGACACACAGTATTTTCGTTCCATACTGAAAAGTATGCTACACTATTTGCATTGAGGTACGCATGACTCAAGGGGAACATGCTATTCATGATTGGGAACGAGAGAAAAAATCCAAAAGATTTGAATACTGGCATCGACTGCGTCTTGCCAAAGAAGATTACTATGGCATTTATGATAGGCTAACTGAAACTACTCCAGAATTTTATCAGCATTTGAAAAAACAATACGGGATCAAACTGGATTTTGATAGTAGTGGAAACATAACTGACACTTATCAAATCGTAGATGAAAAAAAATACATGCTTTTCATTTTGAAATACCCAAAATAATATAAGGATTGAGAAAATGACTCTTGAAGACTTACAATATATCTTTGAATATCAAATTGAAGAAGGCACAGAAAAGCTGTACTTCATGACGACTGATGGTGATCGTCATCCCCTAATACAACGACATCCTGCTGGGGATTTGGCTGGCCTATTGCCCATGCTGGATTCTTTTCAATACACAGGACACAATGTGATGCCGAGGTTTGTGAAATGAATGAACGGATTAAAGAACTTTTAAATCAGGCTACTACTGATGCCTTGTATGAAACTAAAGATGCTATTGACTTCTTAGATAATCCTGTGTCAAAACAACAACGTGAATTACAGTTAGAAAAGTTCGCCGAGTTGATTGTGCGGGAATGTTTGAATGTTATGAGCAAAACCTCAGAAGAAGCTAACAAGAGGTTTACTTATATGGGTGATGATGTTCCTACAGTAGTGCATCAAATGAACATTGAGAAACATTTTGGAGTTGAACAATGACCATATTCATACCCGTGCTGTTTATTTGCCTTAACGGCAACTGCGAGTTCATGCAGGCAAAAACATACTACAAAAACGAAGCACAATGTAGAGCCAGCCTTGACGTGCAAAAACAGCACATGCGGAATCTAGTGGAAAAGGCCGCAGAGCAAGGTACCAAAGGTGAAATTACCATTTTGGAAGGTACTTGTATAGATGCTGAAATCAAAACGACCCAAGGCAGAACAACATGAATATATTTTTAGATATGGATGACGTGGTGGCCGCTTGGCAAGAACGGGCACAGGAGATACTGAAGCTACGTGTTAACAAAGACAGTGATCGTATACCACAGGCGGAATGGGACAAGCTCAAAGAAGACTTGCGCTTCTATAGAGACTTGCCCTTGATGGAGGGCGCACATGAACTGGTAGATATGTGTAAGCAGTACATTGCTCGTAACCCACAGTACACCTTGAGATTCCTCACAGCATTGCCGCATGACTACTCCATGCCATTGGCCGTTTACGACAAAGTTCATTGGGGAGATCAACACTTCCCAGGCATACCAGTTACAATTGGTCCATTCAGCTACGACAAATGGCGACATTGTAAAAATGCGGGAGACATACTAATTGATGACCGTGTGAGCAACTGTGAAGAATGGGAAGCTCGCGGCGGTGTTGCACACAGATATACCACTTGGGAGGCATGCGAGCCATGGCTGAACTCTGTCCTTACCAAAAGCGAATCTTAAACGGCGTTAAGTACGGTGAGGTGAATATCATGATGGCTGGTAGACAAATGGGCAAGAGCATGTTTAGTAGTCAAGCCATCAAACGACTAATGGACGACATAATGCTTAGGCCTGTGGAAGATCTTGTACTTAGTGAAGGCACTGTGTACGGCTCACGTTATTATTGTGTAGAGCCTTTTGGCGGTAATTGGCGAGAAATGGAAGACTGGTGCATTAATACATTTGGTTCGAGTACTGGCAGTATCTGGGCTGAAGAGGTTGATAAAGTAACTCCGCAACCCAGTGAACGTTGGTATGGCAACAATCGTAAGTTTTGGTTCCGTACAGAGAAAGATCGTAACTGGTTTGTATTAAGGTGGCGATCATGAATGATTCATTAGAAGATTATTATGCTACTGCTGCTCAAGTCATAGCCAACGACATTGATCGAGAAGTCATGTGGGGTATGCTAGAAGGTATAGGTTGGACTCGTGTTATGCTACCTAGACTTATAGACAATAATCATGCTATAGATATCACGCACTGGTTAGCAATTAACTGCAAGCATCCATTTGAACGTAGTGGTAGAGACTTTATGTTTGAGAGTCAACAAGATGCCAATTGGTTTATATTAAAGTGGATGTCATGACACTACCTCACAATATTGAAATTGATCACGAGTATTCTGTTATTGATGTGGATGGCAGTTCTGAAACTCTCAACAATGCCATTGCTTGGTGTACGGAATGTTTTGGTCCTGCTGGCCATAGATGGTTCTATACATTCAAACGATTTTATTTTAGAGAAGAAAAAGATTCTCTTTGGTTTGAATTGCGATGGTAATACGCCCAGTGAAAACCCGAAGGAGCCTTGAGTATGAGGTATACATTGATGCACATCGACACGGTGAAGCTGGGAAGTGGTGTGAGCAAGAGTTTGGCCAACGATGGGAAGCAATAGGTCATACTGATGGGTTATGGTGCATGTTCTGGGCGGGTCGTGATGCACACGATAAGTATAGATTTTGTTTTGCAGAAGAAAAACAACGCATGTGGTTTTCATTAAAATGGTTATCATGAATAAGAACGACGAATTTTATAATCGATATGATATGCAAGTGCGTACAAGCCAACGCAAGTTACGTAGGATTGATCGTGCTAGCCAAAAGGTAAATGCTTGGCAATACACAGTTAGTGACAGCGCATTGTATCAAGACTATCACATGCATGTTGAAGATGTAGAGTGTGTAGAAGTATTGATGCCCAAAGACAGATTAGAAAGTATTGTAGCATATATTGAATATGCCGAGCATGAGTTTGATCAGCATCAAACAGACAAACAATTGATAGCACGGTTTGAACGTGATAGGATTGTTAGACTACAACATCCTGCTGTGGAAAAAGCCTATCAAAAATATGTAACATTATTGGAGTTGTGTAGAAAATGATTAAAGGATTAACAGGCACATTGGGCGTAACAATTGCTGGAGGCAGTACTACTATGCCTTATGTGCCACAAAACGCTAGTAACCCTATCCAAGGTATGATACGAGTCAACAACCAAGACTTGGAAGTGTTTACTGGCAGCAGTTGGCAAGTCATGTCCACCAGTTATGCCAGTGTGGGGCTGGATCAAGATGTATTGGATATTATACAATGGGCACGTAAGCAACGTGATAAACAATTGGATAGAGAACGTCGTATACAAATCAATCCAGCATTGCGGAAAGCATATGAGGCAATTGAACGTGCCGAAGCAAATTATGAAATACTGGACAAGATAGTAGGTGAAGATGTCATTCAAACAACCCCAGCGTGACAAAGGTTATTTGGGTGAGGAACCCAAAAAGATCACTTGCGATTTTGAAATGATTGGAGATCGAGTTGAACGTGTGCATACCGTTTTGGTACACAAGTTCAGAATAAGTGACTCTGAAGATCCTGATCTGTATGCTGCCCAACCGCTTTGGGAATGGCAAGAAAGTGAAATTGGTACATGGGTAATGACTCACGCCGTTGAGCCACCAACTTGGCACAGACAAGCACACAACTATTTGTTATGGGGACACGAGTATGCTATCACTGCAAAATTAATGGGCAAAGATTACACATATTGGATGCTCAAATACGATAAACCACTTGACAACACCAACTAGAGAATGTATAATACACACATGGAAAACATTAATCTCAATCAATACCTCATCGATCTCAAGTGTCAAATCCTTGATATCCTCCACAGCTATAAACTTCAAGGACAAGTAGAAGTTCCTGTAAGGACCTTGCTTGAAGAATTGGGCATGGATGACATGTCCAATGCAACTGGCCTTGATCCCAATGACACCATTGTACTAACCAGTACAACACTGTCCAATGTCGAGGCTGCAAAGGCCAAGATCCGATCAACTAATTTTACCCTTCAGTAACACATAATCTGCCGATAGGTAAACGGATATACCAGTAGCCTTCTAAGCTATTATTCCAGGTTCGATTCCTGGTCGGCGGACCATCATTTAGGATTGCTATGGAAACAATTTTCTATATCAAAAAAGGTCGCAAGTACATTCCTCACAGCACATACTCAAGCGAGTTTTGTGATAGCTTTCCCAAAGGAACACATTTGGTTGATGTGTATCCCGGTGGATCTAGCCGTCGTTACAATATTGATCCTGCTCTAGCACCTATGATTGCCGCGGGTCGTGTGGCCGAAGATGCTATTAGTAAAAGCATTATGGATGCAAGCGCATTACGAGTACCTGCTCGAGATCAGCCATTAACTCCTGCACAGTTGAAAGCGTGGAAGGCTTTGGCTAAAGCCTTCGGCAAGGAGCAGTATGCACTTGAATGGTGTAGCTACCGAGAAGCGGCTGAAGCCGGTGTTAAGGCCATGCAAGCGGAAGCAGATAAATTATTAGAGAACCCCAGTGTGCGTAGAGCATATGATAGGTTCTTATTGGTTGTAGCACTAACAAAGGATCACAATGAAAGAACTGATTAACTTTATTAAATGGCAGTGGGGGAAATGGGAATTTTGGCAAAAGAGTTTTATCTTTAGCTCTGTGTTCTTTGGTGCGGGCATAACTGCTGACGCTCCCTATTCAACTTATTTGTTTATGATTCCTACTGGAGTCATGTTCTTTTGGATGACCAAATGGTTTGTGTGGGATGGAGCCAAAACTGCTTGGCTCAACTACAAGAAAGAAAAAGCGAATCTGTTTAACACTATTAAGGATGGAAAACAAAATGGATAAGGTGACAGTTGGTTCACGCTGGCAAGGCAGCGACCGAAGTGAATTTGTTGTACGTTCAATTGAAGTTGAGGACAATGGTACTTGGGTGCGCTACGGACGTCATGCTCAGGACACCACGTACAGTTGTTTGATTGATGCATTCTTGCATCGCTTTACACAAATTCTAAATTAAGGAACTATCATGGACTTATTTGATGTTGGTCTTGTTGCTGTTGTAGCATTTACTATTGGATCCGTATACGGCGGGTTCAGACAAAATATGCGTTTTATTCGAAAAGTCAGTACTGACCCACAAAACATGATTGACTTATTGACCAAACTCAAAGTAGAGTTGGAACGTATTAAGGAAGCAGAAGAAGCTGGTGCTGACGAAGATGCAATTGAATTGAGATTTGAACAGCACAACGAAATTTACTACTGTTATCGTAAAGATACCGAACAGTTTATGGGTCAAGGTAATGATATTGAGACTTTGATTAAACAAGTCAATGACCGCACTGGTTTGAATGTTTGGGCGAGGAAGCCTGAGCAATCTAACCAAACGGCTTGCTAACTAGTATGCAAGATAGTATACTAGTAACACGTTGGTGATACGCACCGACACATTTTATTATATAGGACATAAAAATGAAATTATTCAATCCAGAAACTAAAACTTTTAAACTTTTCTCAGCACTTTACAAAGGTGACAAGATCACTGCTTCAGACGCTAACAAGCGTTTTGGCATTAAGAACTTGGCAGCTGAAGCTAGCCGTGTACGTCACATGGGCTATGCAGTTTATACAAACAGCCGCAAAGCTGGTAACGGTGTTACTGTTACTGAGTATGTAATGGGTAAGCCAAGTCGTGAAATCGTAGCATTGGGCTACAAGGCTAAGGCATTAGGCATCAGCCTTTAATCCGTTTAACGGATTAATCAAAAGCGCCTCCGGGCGCTTTTGTTTTGACTAATTAATAGTATGATAAACATTGGATTTTTTGGAACATTTTTAGGCAGCAAACAGAATTACGGTACCGTACAAACATTTGCTGATATTATTAGGATTCATTACGGAGCAACTGTTGTTGCGCAACCTGCTGGTGGTAAAGTTCAAGAAGAAGAAATTTTAGCATCAATTAAGGCTTGCTCCAAATTGGATTTAGCAATCGTATGTCATATAGATAAAATACGTGCTGTCAATGTAACCGCTTATGATACCGCTGTCAAAGCCATTGATCAATATTTGTTGAGTCATAATATCAAATGCGTTCATTTAATATTTGAAAGAGATGTACCTGAAGAATGGAGTTTCACTTCAGGCCCAGTCAATTTTGAAATACCTAGATTCCAAGTGCCAAGTAAGTATCGAACACATACTACTCCAGAGGAAAGCGATAACTGTATTGGATTAGCTGGCAATCTACTTGCTGGTGATATATTGATTAAACTAATAGATAGTACACTATGAAATTTATCAATACCACGTTAGAATGGATTAAACAAGATTGGCAGTCAAATCCGTGGAGGCTAGCTGCCGAAACTTACAATGCGTTTACAGCATTGGCCACTGCTATTATTTTTGCTTCCATGGCTCCACATGTTCCTTATGAAATAACTTATCCTTTATGGTTAAGCGGAACATTCCTTATGATATTCTGTGGGATCAGTCGTGGCAGTGTTGGTATGGTAACCATGAGCGTCATTATGACAATTATTGATACTGTTGGCTACGCTAGATTATTGATGTCTTAAACTTTGATAGAATAACACTAGTTCTGGAAATACTTCCATAAAGTTTGTCTTTCGTTTTGCATCCAATGCTTCAACTCCTTTGACAAACTTTGTTTTAACTTCAGTATAATCAAAAGTTTGATTTAGAAGATTTAAACAATTATCTATACTTGCTGTCCAAGCTGGTGATGGCAATATAGTCTTGCTGTCACCTAAAGCTATTTGGATCTTTTCTCTAAACTCGTCGTGCATAGTCAAGTTTAAAAAGTTCCACACTAACGGATTCGAAACATAAGTTAATTTCATTCCAGCTCTTTTGGAGATGTTGTTGTCAACATACCATTGGGATAATTCATTTAGTGTAAATGTATTAAACAAAGTAAAGCTAGTCTGTATGGTCATTTCAATTCCAGCATCGTGGAAGCGATCAAAATTTTCTAACCATTTACTTTCGTGATATCCATATCTAAAGTATTCACCTCGACGACCAAAGTGATCATGGCTCATGGTAATCTTACAGTTCTTACCCCACGGTCCCAAGTAGTCCTCTACAATATCTACACCCTTGTAGGTTCTGATACTGCCGTTAGTATGGAACCATAAGTTGATCTGCTTATTGAGTCCTCGCTTTATTAACTCATCAATCAACTCAAACGTTTCTTCTTGCATTAACGGCTCGCCACCATTAAAATGTATTTGGTCTATCTCATTGCAGTTGTCCAAAACGTATTTCATTTTGGAACTGTTGTCAACTACTGCACTAGTCTTATAATTGTCGTAGTGAGATAATGCTCCCTTGTCTAACCAAATTGGAAATACTTCTTTGTAGTTGTCTGCCACTGCACTACTAATGTCTGGCTGGCAATGTAAACAGGCTAAGTTACATTTGTTGGTCCATATCAAATCAACAAATTTAAGATTGTGTTTGTGTAGTTGCCCATCACTGTCAGTATGAGCTAAACTATCTTCAATAACATTCTTACCTTGCTGATTGCTTAACCATCTTGGGTTGCCAATTGCCGGCCCTCCGCGTTCAGTTTCCCAGCAGCTTTCACAACTATTAGGTCGCTGCTTGTCCATAAACTCTTTACGTATACCTTTAGCAACATCATTGTTCATAATGTTAATTACAGTATCAGTCTTAATGTTACCCAATATTTGATTACTGGCACAACAGAACTTGACGTTGCCGTCACTGCTGGTCCAAACTGTATTCCAAGGAGCACAGCAGAAGCTTTCCCCGTACTCTTTGATTACAGGATGCTCTTTCATTTCTTCAAATTTTATTGAGTTATTAATTTGTACCATGTGGGTTCTAGTTTTTCAAATATTGTAAAATTCTTATAGATAGTCAATGCTTTGGCATCTCGTCTGTCCATATACTGTTTAGTCGTTTCAAGTAGTGGTCTTGGTTTATTATCATTTAAATATTTGATAACAAACTGCATCCTAGGATCATCTAGGTATAGATCACGTAAGTAATCCTTTGCTTGTTCGTTTAGATTGTCTACTGCCAGTTCTGCTGGCCAATGAACAAATTGATAATGCCATTGTATTCTGTGGTCTTCTAAAAAGTCTACCATTGGTGTTAGTTTATGTACATTAAGAACACTGATAGTAATTCCAACTTTGTGATAAAACGGATCTCCGTTAGTCATCCCTAGTTTAGCCATCTCTTTGTATTGTAACATATTTTTCACCCACAAATTCCAGTTACCCCTAGTCCTAATATATTCACTCAATTCTTCTGTAGCGTCCTGACTCACATCAAACTGAATTGATTTAAAACTACGTAACATTGTTATTTGTTCAGGCTTTAAGTTTACTGTGCCATTAGTATTAATACCCAAATTGATATTTTGAGCATAGCCATTTGTTACCACATGCTCCATTAGTCTCCAAAAGTATTCATTAACTAGTGGTTCTCCCCCACTTATCTGTAGCTTAACAATGTTTGCAGTTAATTCTAATAGTTTATCAAACACTCCTGGTCGTGTATACCATTCTAAATCCCCGTAACGTTTATTCTTTATGGGAGTAGCGTAAAAAACTTTTCGATCACTAATATATTGCACTTCAAATTCTTTTTCTAATAAACTACTGCTTTCTTCACTACAAGTTCTACAAGCTAGATTACATAAGTTGCCAAACTTGATGTGCATACTACGTATCATTGGAGTTTTATAATACAATAGTGTAGTCTCTGGAGCAAATCGATCAAACATATTTTCACGCATACTTTTTGTGCCTGAACGTTCGTGATTGATACACTGACCACAATCGGATTCGATCATGTCTCTGTGAGTTCTAAAGTGATCTCTAATGCCTTTTAAGTCTGGATGAGTATCCCATTTATCAAGGTCTTCTGCTGATTGGATTATGTAATTGCTGTCTTTACGATACATGGCACAGCAAGGTCCCACAGTGCCTTTGGGCTCAATATATAAATGTGTAAATGGGAATAAACAATCTTTGGTCATGAACAAACTTTAACTCCATATAATTTTTCAAAGCGGTCAGCATCAGCTCTGTTATTGACCATAGGCTCGCCTCTAATATTGAGACTGGTGTTTAACAACATTGGACATCCAGTTATTGCGTACCACTGTTCAAGTAGCTGTCGTATTCCTGATCCATCTTTTGGTACTGTTTGTACACGACTAGTCCCGTCCCTATGAACGATAGCAGGAAATAGCTCAGGCACCCTACAACGAGCGACTGACTGCATATACCTGCTAGTGTGCCAAGCCCTAGGCATGTCAAAGTAAGTATCAGCCAGCTCTTCCAAAATAACAGGCGCAAATGGTCTGAAATGTTGTCTACGTTTAATGTCATTTACTTTCTCCTTAATTTCTGTACCCCTTGGGTCAGCCAAGAGTGAACGATTACCCAAGGCTCGCGGCCCGTATTCTGCTGGTCCGGAAGCCACTCCCACAATAGACTTATCAAGTAGCTGTACCATAATGTCATCAACAGGATAAGAGCCAGGTATAATATGACCGAGGCTAGCACTATGCCAGTTAACTCTACGCCCATAACCCAAACAGGAAGCACCAAGGCTACTACCAGCATCACCAGGGTTAGGCATAATCCAAATATTTTCATAGTATTCTCCTAATAGTCTATTAGCCAGACAATTGAGGGCTACCCCTCCGCCATAACACAAGTTTTTGCTAGGGCTTAGGGTCTGGGCTCGTTTCATGATAGCCCCTATGTACTGCTCGGCTATGCTTTGGGTAGTGGCTGCTATGTCAAAATCATCAGCCCCATGTAGGTAATTGGGGTTGACCCCTGTGTGCATGTTCTGTTTAAACGTTGTGTGTTCAATGCTGGCCACTAGGTCATTGTTCATAACAGGCTCTAGTTTGGTATTGCCATACGCAGCCATGCCCATGAGTATGTATTCCTCATCTAAAGGACGTAGTCCCACACGCTGTGTCATAGCTGTATAAAATAATCCCACGCTGTCGGGGTATGTCTGACTCCATAGCCTTTTATAACGAGCAAAACCGTTGGCATCGTAATGAGCCTCCCATATGGTGGCTGTATCAAACTCTCCTATGGCGTCTATGACTACAACTGTGGCTTCTTCGTAGGGTGAGGTTTGAAACTGTGCCGCGGCATGGCTGAGGTGGTGCCCGTGAGTATACAGTTTGCGGCGATCTAATATATCCCACTGACTTTGACCTAACAAGTTTTGTGGTCGGGTTGATGGTCTTGCTTGGCCGGTACGTAAGGCTCTTAGCCAACGTAGCCAAGGACGTTCATAGTAGTGTAACTGATACACTCCATCAGTATGTGCTAGAGCATCCTCTATCAAATAAGGGCTTAGGCTTTTGTCATGTTTGATGCCACTGTAACGTTCACTGTGAGCAGCAAAGGCAATATCACCTTTATCTGTAATCACAGCCATAGCGGCATCATGGAATCCTGCGCTAATTCCTATGTAGTTCATATGACCTTGATGTATTCTCTAGCCCAGTTGGCTTGGGTAACAAGGCCTGGGTGGTGGTCATCTCTACCAACGTCCGTCATAGGACACCACTGAGCTATTTTTAAACTGTCATCGTCATCTTTCATTTGTCTCAACACTTGACAAGTTTGATCGTTCCATGAGCCCAACACCACTTCTATACCACGTAGTTCTGCCACATATAAAATAGTTTGAACTACTTTTCTAAACGAATCCATATGTTCAACCCCTGATGTCCTAAAGTGCGCATCGTGTGCGTCCCTTATGTTTCTTGAATATGCATCTACGGCGGTGTATTTCTTCCAATTGTCATTTGCCAGCAACTGCCAATATATGCAGTCCGTTTGATTGTTCTCACGGCCAATACACACAGTCTTTCTATGATAGTCTGGAAACATGAACACAGCACGTTTCATCTGCACTAACCAGCTAGTGGCCATAAACATGAGCATACACTCTTCGGCACTAGTACCGCCAATGCCAAAGTTATTAGACACAGTACCCAAGACTTGATCTAATTGTTGAGACCACGTGGCATCATGGGGGACACCCTCACCCCATGTCATACTGCACCCATAGTAACAATGATCCACTTGATCTAAAACTTCGTGCGTGTCCCTAAATCCCAAGCTGTTGACTTGATACTCAAAGTCAGGGTATTGCGGCCACAAGTCATTGAACTTGGCAACACGGGCACGTTCCCAATCATCACCGTGTGGACTTTTGTTGCCACTCAAACCCATGCCATGTGTTTGATATCGTAACTTTATCTCAAGGGTCAGTTGATCCCATGTGCGGGCGGCAAGTATGCCCTTGCCAGGGATGCCCACAGGGTAGTTGATTGTTCGCCAACTTTGTTCTATATTGGGTGTAGTTTCAAATGCCATGTTAATATATAAAAGGATCTCTCTTTTTTAACTCTTTGAGCCTACGTCTATGTGCCCGTTCACGCTGCCAAGTGATGTACAGTTCTCTAATCCAAGCAAACATTATAGCACATCCCTTATGCTTTCAGCAATGGCCTTGTGAGTTTGCACCCCAAAGTGCAGGTCATCACGTGCTATGTCTATGAGAGGACTGACCCAAGAGGGCAAGCGCCAAGTAGTCCCAGGGTAACGATTAAACACCATGAGTGCTTCATAACAGTGTTGAGTCCAAGAAGTCATCACAATGTCTATGCCTTTGAGAGCACCTATGTAGGCTATCAACTGTACTGTATTACGCATACGATCAAACATGTAATCGGCAGGCAGTCTAAAGTGTGCATCATAAACTGCATCAATACTCTGCCTATGATTCTTATACAAAGGATCTGTCATGTAGTGTTTGGTAAACATCAAGTTGTAGTAAAGTGTACGTCCCGTGTTATCGTCATCACTAAAGGGTGCTATGTGGCGGCTGATATCGGGAAAGTTGAACACAGCCCGCTTCATCTGTATACAGTTGCTGGTGGCCATGAATAGCTGTAGAGTTTCATCTATGCTGTTGCCACAGATGCCAAAGTTGTTGCTGACTCCCCCAATCATGCTGTCCAGCTGCTCGCCATAGCGTCCAGCTACAGGCACTCCCATGGCATAGGTCTGACTGCATCCATAGTAGCAAGTGTCCACATGCAGCAAGGGTTCATGACTTCTAAATCCCACGCTGTTGTGTTGATAAGTGTGTTCTCCCCATTCACTCCACATGCGGGCAAACTGATCTACATTGGGTTCTTCAGCACGACTCACATTGGTTTGATTCATGTGGGGTTTGGCTTGAGGGTAACGAATGCCAACTTCTCTGCGTAGGTCTTCAATACTGCGTACATGAGCCATGCCAGTACTGGTGCTCAAGTGTACATCAAATAGTCTAAGTGGTAGTAGTGTCTCGGGATAAGTCATGTTAATAGTTGTAAGGGTTTTCCTTGCGCATCCGCCTCATGTGGCGCCTCCACTTGTATTCTCGTACAAGCCAACGATAAAAACGTATAATAAACATAGTAGTTATTTAATCCTCTCCTGGGAACATGGCCTGATTTGTGCGCGAAGCGCCTGCGCGATGAATTTTTGTTAGAACTCCACACGTATAATGGGCACAGGTCCTATGCGTATGTTATCCCGTACACCGTTAACTTCCACTGTGGTACACGCATTAAGCAAACATGTCAGCAACAATGAGATCAATATCTTCACGAGTAACTTCATCAGCAATGCCCGCTAGTCCCATGCCAAAAAGGCATAATCCATAAATGACATTACCAATAAAATGACGCATAGAGTAAAATCCATATAGTTATGAGTATAGCATAGAAGATGATGTGTTGCAAGTTAATGTTCACCGTATGGCGTAGTCTTATGATCTTGCTCAGTGGGAGTGGGCAATACGGGATACCTATTGGGATTAGTAGTTTGTTCAGTAGTATTGGTCATAGTAGTGTATATAGCAATGGTCTAGCTGTGAGGTTTAGCCAATTGAGTGTGAGTTGTGCGTATACTGTAAAGAGCTAGCTGTGAGCTTCTACACATACAACTACAGTATATAATCTTCCCGAGGTATTCTCTCTAGTGTGGGATCAATCAACAAGGCAAGGTCTACACACTGATTGGGTATCCAAAACAGCATGTGAGCATATCGATCTCCTATGAAACCTTGTTTAAATTGGATTAAACGCCACAACTGTTCGCGTGTCGGTTCGGAGGCGGTGCATTTGTAACATGGTATACGATCATTGAGCATAGTTGAGTATTTACGTGTATATGCAAATGGTCTAGCTGTGGGTCCTACAGTATATACAGTAGACATAACATATACAGTAAAGAGCTAGCTGTGGGTCTGGAGGAGGATAAGGTAGGCTGGGTAGAGTGGCTGGAAATGGCATGTTTGCTGCGCAGAAATGGGGCGAATTTGAGTATTCTAGCATAGCCTCTCGTCACCAGACTCGTCAATTTTTTTTGACCCTATAAAACGCGGTACCCTGGCCTTGATTTTGACGTGTTTGAGCGATTCTGTTGCACTATTCAACACTTTTTCACACTTTTCTACATGGTAATCACCGTGTTAGACCGTCCTACAACGGTGGTAACGGTGGCCCTACTCTATCTCTACTGAGCGTATACTGGGAGTGGAGCTGCTCGCTGTGCTGCTGCTATATACAGTATATACAGTGGGTAGTGAGCTTGAGTCTTATGCTGTATACGCTAGGAGCACTATATGGATCATGACTACTACGCTGCGTATATACGTAGACAACTGAGTCGTATACAGTACGATAGCAAGAGTGCTACTAGTAATGCTCATTATCAATTGGGTCTGCTTACGGGTATCATCGCTCAACAGGCGGCTCAAGACAATAAAATAATGGATCTTGTTCAGGCGAAGCTGGAGCAGAATCCATATAGAGTTTGACGGCGGATAGGAGGCGGAGCCGATACCGTTTTCGTTCAGAAGGGTCCGACAGAATGTCAACCGATTTTTGGAGGAGTCGTTGTTTTTTCGTTTTCGTTTCCAAACCAATCAAGTTAGTAAGCGCCTACTTACTCAGAACCTTCCGCGCAGCCTCCACGTCCATCCCGGAATTTTAGTCCTTCGAAGCTATGGTCGGTCTACCCGTTTTCTTATTATGTCATTAGTATAGCACCACTCCTCCAAAATGTCAACCAATTTAGGCCAGAATCTTTGTTGTGAAAATACAACACAACGAGTGCGGATTTTGGTTGACAAATCGGCTAGGTTCGCTTATACTAAGAACATGAAGACACAGACACGCAGAACTCCACGCAAGGACAGCTCATACGTCATATACGAGATGACTAGCGAGCTGGGACATTCATATATTGGGCTTACCCGCAAGGGCACTGTGACCCCGGTTAAAGCTGTGGCAGAGCGGTGGCGCAAGCATAAGAGCCGCGCTCGTAACGAGGATCGCAAGTGGGCTCTATATG